TTTAGATAAAGAAAAAGTTGGCGGTAATACATCCGATTGGTACAATATTACTACTGATCCTCTTGGTAATAAATTTTATGAACACAAATTCGATGTCCCAAGTGTTTTAATCCCTTATATTGATGTTTATGCTCAAACATTTGCAAAATCTATTTCAACAATGGGAGTTAATACATTAGGACGTAATACATTAGGAGTTAATACACTTGGAGTTAATACACTTGGAGTTAATACACTTGGAAGCTGTACTTTAGGAGGGTGTACTTTAGGAGGGTGTACTTTAGGAAGTTGTACTTTAGGAAGTTGTACTTTAGGAAAATGTACTTTAGGAGGATGTACTTTAGGAGGATGTACCTTAGGAGGATGTACTTTGGGAGTAGGTACATTGGGAGTAGGTACATTAAGTCAGATTAAAAAATAAATAATTAATTTATCTATGATTTTTAAGCAAATTCTAAATCTGAATTGAATCCAAACCATTTATAAATTCATTAACAAATTCATAATCTGGATCATATATGGTTGGATCATAAAATTTAGCATGTTCAAAATCAATGATCCATATTTTGTTAGTGATATTATTTAAATTATCATATTCCATTATAAAATTATATCCAGTGATGTCTGGATATATAATACCAACATCATACAAAACTTTAATAATTTCTCTTATCGATTTAAAAATATTTGAATCAATATCAGAAGACTTTTCGCCATAATAATCAGATATACTCATTCCATTTATTTTTTCTATTTGAAAAACTTTATTATTAGCATCATATGAGATTGGCTTAGGAACATTTAATATATTTAGATTATAAATATATAAATGCATATCGTATTCGTGTTTTGATACATTTTGTTTAGTAAATATTTCTGTCATATTTAATATAAGATTGATTTGATATAAGATTGATTTGATATAAGATTGATTTGATATAAGATTATCTTAAAAATAATATCTAATACAATTAAAGTTTTATTCAATTATTTTTTCAGATAATCTTATCCAGAAAACTTGCACATGCAAAAATTCATCAACTGTTGGTTTAGGATTCTTATACCAGGCAAAATCAAATTTTTCTGAACCAATTATTTTTGTTAATTGATTAGTTATTTCTTCATTTATTGTATTAATTAATTCTATAGTTAACATCTCATTTTGTGTAAATTCAGATAACCACATTATCCAATGATTAGATTCAGGAATTAGATTATATTTAAATTCTGATTCTGCAAATACAAATTTTGGTAAAATATGTTGTGTTGCTTGATCAGGTTTTACTAAAATTTGTTTCTTATTTAATGAATTTAGATATGCTTTTTGTCCAAATATCTTAAATCTTATATAATCTGCTAATGACACCCATTCATTTGTAATTTGATTTAATCTGTATTGTTTATGAGTTAGATCAAACTGATTTGGTCTAATTGATTCTGAATTAGGTAACCATATATATTGTTTATTTAGATCATTTAATGAATCAATATTAGATGAAATTATATTCCTAATCATTTTGTTCTGATAAAACTATTATATTAATTTTATTATTTAGAAACTAATAAGATCAACTTTTTAACAATTCAATTAATTTATTCATACTTATTAATATCAATAATTATATTATTTGTGTTGGTTTCTGCAATAAATATAGATAGGTTCGAATTTAAAAAAGTAGCATCACCATTGCCAAGTAATACAATATATGGATTATCTTGTTTTAATTTTTGTTTGGCCTCATCCAAAGGTAAACCAATTAAGCAATATGGATATAATCTCTTGTCTTTTTTTTTCATATAAAGATAATATTTCATTAATGTTCATAGTATTTAATTCTTTGTTAGTAAATGGATCCATTCTATAAATTTCTTGAAAAATGATAGTATAAATGTTTAATCATTCATAAAAATGAAAATAATATAATATTAATTATTTTCATTTTTTAATCATTCATAAAAATGAAAATAATTTGTAACATATTAACTATATATGAAGATTGATATAATTGGAATAATTAAACAATCCTTTTATTTAAAAAATTTAGAAAATGATGAACAAATATATCCTATTCATATAGAAAAAGCCATTCAAATTTTATATCCAGATACTAATATATCATCTAGATTAATTGCAAAATGTAGCTCTTTTTTAAATATGTATAAACTAAATAAAAAAATTCCATCAGAATATAATATATCGTCTGATTATGATTTATCAGACATATATAATATAATCAGATCATTAAATTTTAGTAAAGGATCTGAAGATTCAGTGTTTTATATGTATGGTTTGATATTTAATAAATCCAAAATCTGATCAATATGTTTAATCAATATGTTTAATCAATGAAGGACTTTGACTAACTGTTAGAGAAAATCTAGACAAATCTGTATAGATTAGTAATCTTTCATCAATTAATGATTTCTTAATACTAAAAAGTGCATATGTCTAAATTGATTCATCTATAAATGGGTAATATTGATAACAATCATTATTTGATAGTATAATTGAACAGATTTTATTTTTCAAAAAATTTATGAGATTATATCATAATTAAAGTTCTGATACAATTAGTTATCCATTTAATACCGAATTCTAAATTTTCTTCATTAATTAATTTTGAATTACATTCAAATAAATCATTTGAATGACTAATATCTAAGACTTTATCAGCTGTATAATGATACGATGGATCAGAATTTGTTTGTAATTTATAATAATAATTAATATCTTTGGAAATTAAATGATAAATATATTCAATTGCCCCTAACATTTGACAACAATCATTAAAATCATTTGTTTCTATAAAATTTAAAATAGAAATTTTATAAGTTGATATTAAAGGATTCGATTCAAAAATTTCTGTATCTATAGATAAATTTTGTTTAATTTGATTATCTGAATCCAAATGCAAATTTACTTCTTTAATAAAACTTGCTAATTTATTGTTTTGACATTCATTTATAAATAATTTAAATGTATCTACTTGTGATAGCTCATCACAATTTGCTTTGTATAAATATTTTATTATTTTTTTTCTTAAAGCTGGTTTAGATGATTTTGATATAACCAACGCCAATAATTGACTCCAAAAATTAACTAAATGAATAAATGGTGCAAAAGAAACAGCAAAATCATCTAAATCAATATCTGACAAATCAACTTTATAAATTTCATATTGTTGATTTAAGTAATCAATAGTAGAATTATCCATGTGAAATAATATATTATATCTCTTATTATTTTATATAAAAATAAATGGATTTATTCATATAAAATAGATTTACTCATATAAAATAGATTTATTCATATAAAATAGATTTTTTATATACTTCTAGTGCTTCAGATTGATTAATAAATTTATCGATTTTTACAAATTTATTTGGCTCCAAATCCTTATAATGTTCGAAAAAATATTTGGTTTCGTCTGGTGTATGGGTATCTAGATCCATATATGAATTAATATGACGATTAAATGGATCAATTTTAATATCTGGAACTAGTAAAATTTTTTCATCCATACCATTCTCATCCGATGTTACCAAACCTCCAATAATTCTACATTTAATATGAGCTGTTGGATAAATAGAATGTTTACAAATTATTACAGCATCTAATTGATTACCATCTCCACTTAAATTCATTATATTCTGTTAAACTGGTAATAGAAGTAGATTTTTCCATAATAATGATATTAGTTTAAGATAAATACAATTGATTTCAATTTTTTCCAAAACCCCAAAAATTATTTTTTTCTGAATATGTATAAGCTTGATATTCATCTATCCATTTATCTTCTGGATATGACATTTTTTTTAAACAATTAATAATTCGTGTTTTCTTCTTCAAGTCCATTTGATTAAATTCATTAGTTATTTTCTCTCTATAAGTTGCATCAAGATAAAATTTAGAATGTAATAATTCATGTGATAAATGTTTAAAATCCGACACACCTACAACATATTTAACTAATTTTTTATATTTTGATAAACAATGATTATCTGGTACATATTCTATTGGAAAATTATGACCAAGTCTATTTAAAATAATTCCTTCATATGAATTAGATATTGGATCTAATATTTGATTCATATAAGTATTAGATTTAAATCTAAGGATCATTAATTGATCCTTTATTTTAATGTCCATATGTTATATATCCTATAGAAACATTTTTTAAAATTATTTTTTAATAAATCACATTATTATTCTTTTTTAACCATCTGAATTAAACTAAATCGACTGATTCTATTGAGATTATTAATGTATGATCAAACTTTAAATCTGAATTGAATCCATATTTAAAAACTATTAATCCAGGACCATAAGTATTAATATATTTTGTGATTTGTTTTTGAATTTTTTTTTTGATAAAATTAATGTTTGATCCATAAAAATTCTTTGCATCTATCCATTTAATCTGATGATTATTTATAATTAATTCAGATTTTATTAAAAAATCCGGGGTATTTATTGCATGACCATGTATTTTGATTTGTTCTATGGATAACTCCTCCTGAGTTTGGTATTTGATTTTGTATTTAATTAGAATTTGTTCTATTTGTTTTTCAAATTCTGCTGCTTCCGTTGCAACATCATTTTGATCTATCTGATTATAAATATCTGATTTAGATGCCAATTTAATTTGTGTTAAGTCAAATTCATCTATTGTTGATAGATTTGATACAATATCTTTAAATTTTTTCTTATATTTAGATTCTAATACATATCGTAAAATTGTCATTGGCGATAGTCCATATCTTTTGCTCAATCTTAATACATTTTTCTTTAGATTATATTTCTTTATTAGTTTTGATCCATACTGATTTAATTTATAATGGGTTAAAATTATTTCATTTTTCATATATGCAGATTTAATTGATCTAATTATATGTGGATTAATATCTAAATCAAATTTTGTTTTTACCTTGGTTTTAACAAAATTTATTTCCGAATCTGATATTGGACCAAATGATTCAGGAGCCTTTTTATTAATTTTTTTTATTATATATTTTTCAACATAATTAGGAATTTGATTAATTATTTTAAT